GCGCATGACTTCAAAAAGCCTACTCGGTCGCTTACTACCAACACTTTGTGTCCTTTTTGAGCGTATGCGGATGCAATCATGGCAATACTGTGTCGATATTCTTCATTATTTGCGAGAGCAGTCACTCTATTTGCCCACGGTATGCGCGTACCGTCTACAAATCGTATCTCAGACTTCCAAATCTGCACAGAAGGCTGCATAAAGTTTTCTTTAGGTGGCTTATACACATTTGAACTAAAATAATCACGGAATACAACGTGCTTTCCGTCTTTTCGTTCAATTGTTCCAGACAATCCCACTTTGTAACGTGCATAGTTTGTGTCTATGACTCTGGAAAAAGTTGGACTGCTTACATGGTGCATCTCGTCCAGTATCACTGTGCCAAACATCTTGTTTATCTTTGTAACGTTTCTATACAATGTCTGAGTATTGCCTATCACAATTGGGGTATCTGTCTCAAACTTACCACTACCAATGATACCTGGAGTAAATCCATAAACTTTCTCTACTTCCTTTGCCCATTGGTTTCGCAGAGGCACGGTATGTGTTACAACCAGTGTTTTCTGTCCAAGTTTTCCGGCTATAGCCAACCCCGTGAAGGTTTTACCCCAACTTACCCAAGCATTGATAATAGCATTGTCTTGTATATCATTGTATACTTCTGCTTGGCTGTCTCGTAGATCAAACTTAAACTCAGGAAATTCAACTGGTTCTAAGTATCGTTTGTCTATAATTTCATAGTTTGAAGGTATTAAATCTTGTCTGCCTATGGGAATAGTGATTAGATTTTTTCTAATTATTCCCATATTTTTTATGACGAAGGGCGGTTCTTTTGGGTCGTGCGAAGGTATACGATAAGTAAGCTCCTTATCGATCTCTCTTTGCAAATCTTCATCGCAATCCATATAAATTCGATTGCTTAGAACGGCTTTCATATACCTAAGTCTGTCCTGGCTGTAATGTATTTCTTGACAAAGTCACTTCGTACTATATCTTTTATTTCAAACTCTATTAGAGTGAACTCTTCGTACATAGCTTTAAGTATGCGAAGAAAATCTTTTAATCCGTTTCTGTCTAAGTCTGTCTGTCTAAAGTCTCCGCAGAAGACTACTTTGCAGTTTTCTCCAATTCGAGTTATAATCGAATCTAGCTCGTGAAAAGACATATTTTGACACTCATCAACTATAACAACTGCGTCTCTCAAAGTAACTCCTCGTATAAAAGAGGTAGTCATAAAGTAGAATATACCTTTTGTTTTCAGTATTTCATAAGCGTCTCCACGCTGAAATAACTCTATACAAATGTCTTTATAAGGCTCTTCGTATACAGACGCTTTTTCTTTTTCGTTCCCGGGTAAAAATCCAATATCTCTAGTAGGTACTGCGCTTCTGATTAAGACTATTCTTTCTTTTTCATTCTTTAGAATGTCATCGAATCCTAAATAGCAAGAAATAAAACTCTTGCCTGTACCTGCTACTCCATGTAACACTAAATTATTGTCGGCTTCAAATGCTAATAGCTGATTCTGTGTTAGAGGTTCTATCTCCTGTAGATTCAAATTTGCTGCTGCTATTAACCTATTTTTTCTTGCCATTACACTTTTCTCCAAGTGTCTTTTTTCTTCTCTTCAGAGAAGTCATAGACTACCCAAGGGTACTTATTAAGAAATAGTACACCCGCCCAAGACATTCCAGGTTCTGGAGGTCTTATTACTTTTAATGCGTTTTTTACTCCATGCAATCGTATAATACTTGCTATACCTTTTCTTTCTACTTTTAGTATTTTTTCGTACTTTAGTGATACTGTCTTTGTTTTTTCATAGATGAACGGAATTCCTGCACTATCTATGAAATAATTTGTTCGTTGTTTGATTATTCCTACAATATCCCACACAAGAGTAGGCAGAGGAAATAAAGCGAACTCAGTCTGAAGCCTTCTTACTCCTAAACTGTCTCCGGTCATGTTTCTATCGTCTAAGATTTTTCCTTCCATGAGAAGAAGCCCATCTACTACCTCCCAATCGGAGGAAGGCAGTAAATAGACAGGAAACTGTATAGAAGATAGGGTTTTAATTGTTCGAACCATACTGTTTGCTAAACTTACCCATTGAGTAGTCTTCACCTATCTCAAAGTCACATCCAACTGGAGCACCAGAAATACTTACACCACGATCTAACTGTACAAAATGCTTCAGTGTCTCACAGTAATCTTCAATATCTGATTCAACAACTTCTGCAAGAATTGAGTCGTGTACAAGTGCAAATATTTTTGCTTTGATACCATTTTGTTCTATGTGGTTGTGAGCATCTATTGCACCAAGAAGGTTGATATCAGAAGCAGTAGACTGAACCAAAAAGTTGAGACCAGAACGAATCGTATGGCTTCGGATAGCTTTATCCGTGGAATGGACATTGTGTAATCTCCGTTTACGACCAAAAAAGCTGTAGATAAACCCATTCTGTTCGATGAATCGTTCATTGTAAGTAATCCACTTTTTCAGGCTGTGAAAAGTGTTGAAATAGTCAGTGATGACTTCTTGTGCTTCACTCTTAGTGAATATTGTTCCAGAACTTTTAGTCACTTCGTCACTAATCTTCTTAGCACCCGCACCATACATAATGCCAAAGGTAACAGCTTTAGCAGCCTGACGTTCGGTACTGTATAGATCTGCAACTTCTTCTACAGCACAAGGTAGCTTGAATACAGTCTTAGCAATTGTACTGTGAAAGTTTCCACCAGAACGAAACACATCCATGAGTGCTTCATCCTGTGCAAGTTTAGCTGCAACATAAACCTCAGCAGTAGTCAAGTCCATAGCAACAATCTTGTTACCTTCAGATGCTTTGATGCAGCCTTTGACTATAGGGTTATCTCTAGGAATTTGCTGCATATTAAGCTTACCGCTAGAGCTAAGCCGACCGCTAGTTGTGCCATGTAAATTAAATCCAGTCCTGAGGTGAGAGTCTCTATCAAGCTGTGGTATGATCTTGTCCAAGTAAGTATTTTTAATTTTGGACTTTTGACGTATGTCCAAGATAAGTCCAGGTACTTCAGATTCTCTTGCAAGTATGTTGAGTACTTCTGCATCCGTCGAGTCTGCTCCTGTTCCAGTCTTTTTTCCAACCGGGTTAAGACCAAGAAAGTCAAACAGAAGAGAACGGAGTTGCACAGTAGAATTAGGGTTAAAATCTTTACCATTTATAGCCTCGAATTTTTCTATTGCAGGATTTTCATACAATGTAGAAATTGCTTTGTCTATATCTTGCTGCATGAGTTCTTGTGCAAATGACAGACGCTCTGCATCAAAAGGCACACCATTGTCTTGAATACCTATCAAGAATCGAGTACCTGGAATGAGTAAGTTATCATAAACTGCTTTGAGTTTAGGATTTTGCTTGATCTTCTTGAACTTTTCAAAGATAATAAAAGTAACTAGAGCATCCATTGCTGCATAGACTTTCATTACGTCAAAGGGAATCCATTCCCAGCAGAAGTCATTCTTGAGCACTTTGTTTTCTTTGCGATACTGATCTATCCAATCATACATTGGCTTCTCGTAATCACCATAATCAGTGTACTTGATAGCAAGCTGCTTGAGTCCGTGTGTGCCCGGATTCTCATCTATCAAATAGTGAAGCAGCATTGTATCCTCGAAGTTTGGAAATTTAACATCGAAGTGATACTCAAAGAATGCAATATCGAACTTGGCATTGTGAAATACTACAGTTTTCTTGGCGAACAGCTCTCGCATAAGATCTTCTGTAGTTTCATCAAAGACAGAAGTATCTAGATAGGCGGCAGTGCTGCCATCGTAGCATAGAGAAATACCAAGCATATACCCGTCACGAGGGTATAGACCAGTAGTTTCACTGTCAAGTGCAATGTATTCGTTATCGTGTGCAATTGCTTTTCTAAGAAATTCATTAGCAGTCTCCGTGTCTTGTATACCAAAAGCGATAGAGTCATCTATCACTGCGTCCACTTTTTCTCCGCTAATGTACTGAATGATGTTTGTTTTGGAATCTTCCCAAGTCTTTCTAGCCTCTGGTTTGAAGGCAAGCATTGATGGATTTATAACAGGCAGGAATTTATCTTCTACGAGCTTTCCGGAATATTCTGTTACAGAAGTTATTTTTGTAAAGTATTTCAATGCTTCACTACCTACCAGAATTATCCAGTCGTACAGCGAAGTATCAATATCAAGATCGCAGTCTCGTTTCAAGACTTTTTTGATTGTAGGGTCTGAGCAGAGTTGAAACTGCTCGAAGTCAAAAGCGTTATCAAATTCTTTTGAATAGTTTGTTCTACTTGGTTTAGTTTCTATTAAGGCAACTCTAGCCATATAATTTAGTCTCCAGTTTCTTTACCTGAGATTCGCTAAGTGCTCCAGGGTCAGTATTCTTGAGAAATACGTTTCTGGAAAAGAGACCAACTTTCTCGCACATAGCTTTTATTGTTTCCGCAGCGTTTTGTCCTGCATCATCACCATCAAAGAAGATGTCTACTTGTGTGGCTCCTTGCATCTTGAGCAAGGATAATTTATCTTCTGAAATGTTCTTTGTGCCAAAACAACACGCTACATTCTTTATTCCTTTATCATATAAGTTTATCATATCATAGATGCCTTCGACAAGCATTATTTTCCCGTTCCGTGCAGATACTGCAGGGAAAAGAGGCAGCTTTGCACCTGGAGGAGAGATTTTATACTTAGGATCCCCGCCTGTGGTGTGTCTGCCGTTGAAGGCTACTATCTTTCCTGATATGTCTCGAATGGGAAATACGATTCTTCCCACATGGTCACTGCTTCCATTTTGAAAGGCTTCAAAGTGTTTGTATGTTTCTGGTTTGATTTGTCTCCAATTGCCAATGTAAGGAACTGAATTGGAGGGAAAAGGTAAGCCTACAGTCTCCGCACGTTTCTCGATAATTTTCCTTCTCAGAAGTTCTCTGCGTATTTGTAACTGACTTACCTTTTCGCCATAAAGAGTAAATACATTTCCTTTGAATCCACATGAAAAGCAGTTGTACACTCCAGTAATCTGATCCACTCTCATACTCGGATTTCTATCTGCATGATCTGGATTCAGACAACTGACTAAAAAATCTTTACCTTTTGGCTGAAAGGTTATTTTCTTACTACTAAGTAGTTCTTCTACTGTCATTTGCCAATATCTTCAATGTTTGTGTTTGAAATAACTTGATAGGCTCCTTTGTTGTATGCAGGAGCTACTGGGTACTTCTTGGATATTTCTTTTTTGTAATCGTCGTTTGCTTTCTCACAACTACCAACCAGGCTAGTGCGTGATGGATAGTCGGGAGTATCCGGGCGAAAAACCTTATTACTAGGAACATAAGGCTTCCACACAGGCTTGGCTCTGCGAGGCTTTTTTGGCAGTTTTTTACGATTACGAGAGAGGGGTCTGTAAGCGGTATTTGTATAAACTAACATGACTACTCCTGTTATTGAATAGTATATTATACTAAAAAATAACAGAAGTGTCAAGAAATATTTTTAGATGTCGTCTATATTCTCTTCGCTTTTTACGTCCGCATCTTCTTTTTCTTTAGGGGACAGTGCGGTTTCTGGGCCTATCTGTAGAGTTTCCCAGTTCATTGTGGAGGTAAAGGACTTCATGGAGGCTGATCGCATTTTTACACAGTTAAAAGTAACGCACTGATCTTCTTGATCCCAAGTCTCAAGAGCATACGCGGCATCTGCTGCATCGAGTATGCCTTTGGCAAATCGGGCTTCTCCGGTCGCATCCGTCTGGTAAGGAGAGAATACAGGAACTTCATACTCCTGAGCCATCGACTTGAGTGCTTTGCTTACTTCTATCTGCTCTGTCCAATCATACTGACCTGCACGAGAGGGAGCAGAAGAACGCTTTACTTGATTTATGTAATCAACGATGATAATTCCAGGTGCTATCCTTTGTACTTGTTTGTCCAAAGTAGCTCTGATCTTTGGTAAGGTCAAAGACGCATCATACACAACGTCTAGCTGTTGAGTCGGGAGAAGCTCGTGGCTAGTCTTAAGTGTGTGATGCAACTTATCAAAGTCCCTGTGATCATCATATTCTTTCAAGCGGTTCTGACCGTCTACATAACGATCAGCCCACCATGAAGCAACCTTTTGCCATTCAACAACATTTAAGTTCTTCATCTTTAGCCTGGAGAATGGTATCCCCGTAGCGATTGAACAACAGCGTTGCAGAATGGATCTGCTATCCATCTCGATAGTGAAATAGATAGCAGACTTTCCGGAGGCAAC